ACTATAATAAGATTGTATAGTTAATATCTAACCTAATGGAAACCATATAGAAGTATCTATAAGTGTGAGTTGAAAATAATAGTATAAACTATTAAAGAAAATCACACTTATAGATAGGAAGCATTGTGCTTAGATTGGTTAAATATACATATACAATCTATTTAACAACATATAAACAACATAGCTCGTTATTTGATTATCAACATCTTTCACAAACTCCGACAGTATAATATTGTTATATTATTGTTGATATATCAACATATATGGAAATAACGAGCTGTGTATTTTGAATTATATAAAATTAGTTGTGTGTTTATATATTGTGTAAATAAGCGTTATACTTCCTATCTATAAGTGTGATTTTCTTTAATAGTTTATACTATTATTTTCAACTCACACTTATAGATACTTCTATATGGTTTCCATTAGGTTAGATATTAACTATACAATCTTATTATAGTTAAATATGAAAATAAATGAATGATTAATTTAAATAAAACTTAAATATTTATTTATATATAAAAATAATATCTATAATCTTTTATTTAACATTGAAAATAATTCATATTTTATGAACAATATAAAATATAACAGAAAGGTTTATATAGTATAAACACCTATGGTATATTGTAAATAATCTTACGATATATTATAACAGAAAGGTTTATATAGTATAAACACCTATGGTATATTGTAAGTAATCTTACGATATATCATAACAGAAAGGTTTATATAGTATAAACACCTATGGTATATTGTAAGTAATCTTACGATATATCATAACAGAAAGGTTTATATAGTATAAACACCTATGGTATATTGTAAGTAATATATAATAAAAAAACAATGGTGTATAACAATGAATATTGATGAAAATGTGTTGGTTAAAGAATTGATAGATAAAGGAATGAGTGAAGATGCTGCTGTGGAAACAGCTAAATTGTATATGGAAGCTAAATCTGAGGAAACAGTTAAGAAAGCAACATTACCATTTCCCACTTTATCATTCAACTCAAAAGAACCACAATTAAACGGGTTTAATAAATTTGTTTCAAAACCAGTATATAGTGAAGATGGTAAAGAAAAAATTAGGTATGATGAAGTTTTAGGGGATGAAATTGAATGTATTATAGTCCATTCTAATACACAATGCGGTATGTTTAAACAATTTAAAACAACAATTGAGCCAAAATATACAAAGAAAATAAATCACATTGAGTTAGAAAGTGGATTAAAATTAGATGAATATTGTAAGAAAAATAATATTTCATTGGATAATGTGGATTATACAAATATTTATTTAATGCTTGTTAAAGTAGATGGTGAATATAAACCATATATACATTATGCTACAAGCAGTAGAAGTATGGAGATTTCAAACAGCTTAAAGGATTATGAATATGGTATTGTTGAACTTAAAATTGGATTAACTACAAAACCATCAAAATTCGGAACATATATGACATTTGAAGTTAGAGGTAAAAGGAATTTAACTAAGGCTGAGATTGAAACAATTAGAATTGATTGTATAAAATCAATTGCTGAGTTTAAAAAATATGTTAATGAATTCAACAACCAAGTTAAATCTGATTTATCAGAACAACAAAATATATTTGATGTATAAATCAGTTTAATTTTCTGGTTTATTTTTTTTTATAACTATACTAAACAATTATAGTTTATATAAACCATTTTACAAATAAAGTATATAAATGATGAAAACTATATAATTAGTTAATCAATAATTTTATACTAAACTATAATTGTTTATATTATAAAATAGTTATATATACCATAAAATATAAAATATTATTTAATCAACAAAGAGGTGGTTTTATGGTAAAAACATTAGAATTTTTAGATGGTATATATGATAAATATAACTTAAATGATAATGAAAATGCTAATATTCTAAGCTCAAATAATTTATTTGAACTTAGAATTAATGATAATGAACAAAAAATGTTAGCAAAAGAGTTGTTAGATAGTTATGATAAACAGTTATTTACATTACACGAAAATTGTTATTATCATATACATGATTTAGGATTTTTTATTAGCAGACCAAATTGTTTATTTCACGATATTAGAAAGATTTTAAGAAATGGGTTAGATGTATTACACACAAAATCAAAACCTGCTAAAAATTTAATGTCTGCTGTGTCTCATATAATAAATGTTGCTTCATTTGGACAAGCTCATTGTGCTGGTGGACAGGGATTACCACATATGTTAGCATTATTAGCACCATTAGCTACACCTGAAATTGTATTATCTGAGTTAGAATTAAAGGAATATAATTCTGGAAATGTTGATGCTATACAAATATATAAAGACAGAATAAAAAATGCTTTACAACACTTTGTATTTCAAGCAAATCAAATATCACCAAGTAGAGGATTACAAACAATATTTCTATCATTAACAATAACAGCTAAAATACCAGAGTTTTTAAGAGATGAAAAAACGGGATATATTGTTAATGGTGATAAAACATTTGGAGAATTTGAAAAGGAACATCTATTATTAACTAAAACATTACTAAAACTATTAAATGAAGGTGATGGTAATAATAAACCATTTAACTTTCCAAATACAATATTTATTGTAAATGAAGACTGTTTAAGTGGTATTGATGATGAATTAGTTGAGTTATTAATGTATAATATGAATAATATTGGAAACACATACCTATTAAATAATTTAAATTACGGTAATAAAACAAATGCTGTTATGGGTTGTAGAACATATTTGGATGATACTTTAACTGAAAATCCAAATACAGATGTGTTTTCAACTGGTAATATGGCATACATAACTATAAATTTACCAAAATTAGCTTTATTAGAATTTTTGGATGTTGAAAACTCTGAATATGATAGTGAATTAACATATGGATATATATCAAAAGTAATGCAAAATATAATAAAAATACTATTAATAAAACGAGAAATAATAAAACAAAATCTAAAAAACAACTTATATCCATTATTTACAAATGATACATATAAAGATGAAAATGGATATTATTATAATATTGGTATAACATCTAACGGAATTGGTATTGTTGGCTACGATGATGCTGTAAAATTAACAAATTCATTTGTTGTTGATAAATTGATGAATTGTATTAGAGAACACATAAATAAATTAAATTTATATACATACAAAGAATTATGTAGTATGTATGATGTGGAATATGTTGAATTAGATGGTGTTGAAGAACATACAAGATTTAGTATGTTAGGTAGTCCAGCAGAAAGTTGTTCTTATAGATTTAAACAATATGATAATAAAATATATGACAAATATTTTAAGAAAGTTGGAATATATGATAAGAAATATTATACAAATTCAATAATGGTAAATGAATTATCTGGTATTACAGCACATAGTAAAATAATTAAGGAACAGGTATGGCATAAGATTTTAGATGGTGGTATAATATGCCACTTATGGAATGCCACAAAGTCAGATTTAATAAATTATAAAAATCAATTTAAATATTTATTAAAATTATTAAAAGAAACTTATGTAAGATATATTACAATATCAAACATAATAATAACCTGTAATGAATGTAATAATACATTTGTTGGTGGTTATAATGATAACTGTTGTAAATGTGGTAGTGATAATGTAATAAGACAAACTAAAATAACCGGATATTTACAAAACATAGATGGGTTTAATGAAGGTAAGAAATCAGAAGTTATCAACAGAGGAAGTTTTAAATTATAAGTAAAAGGTGATAAAAATGTTTAAAATATTAAATAAAATGGGAATTATAGTTGAAGCAAATGAAAATAATAAATATGATAAAATTACTATAAGATTTGAGAATACAACTTTACATGATGAATTTGGATTTTTAAAATATAATGGTATGTATATTATACCAAAAGATAAAAATAAATATAAATACATAGATATATTACTATGTGGTAGAATATGTAATGGGGTTGTTGTTGAAGAAATAAAAAAAATTGTTAATTCTAATATTAACTTAAAAGAAGCTATAATTAAAGTTTTAAAAGAATTAGATGAAGAATTAGTTAAGTTTTATGATGAATTTGGTAAATGTGTTTATTATAAAAATGAAGTTATACCATTAAAGAATATGTATAATGTAAATATTAACATTTTAGTATTTATTAAAGATAATAAACCCATAATATCCCTTGATGGAACAACAGTGTATATGAAAGGTTATGATAGTGATAATGTAAAAATGTCAGATATAAAAGATTGTAAAAACTTTGAATTCATAAATACCGATTATGAAGGTATGTTATACATTGATACAAAAGATTTTTCTTATATAATAAAAGAAAATATAAATACACCTAATAGTATTGATAAATTAATAGATAAGTTAGTCGATGAGTTAAATTATATTGACAAATATACAAAACCAAAAAACACAGTTATAGAAACATATAAATATAAATAGAAAAGTATATATATAATTAATTATATACTTAAACATTATATGATTTAAAACAAATAAAAATGGTGATAATATGAATGAAGGAGATATTAAATTTGTTTCAAAAGTGTTAAACAATGAGTATAGATTTAAAGTATTAATGTATTTAATTAAAAATGAAGATAAAGAACCAACAACAACCGAATTACAGAATGTTATTGGAGAAAAGTATATTCAAGGTGCTTGGAGAACTTTAAATAACTTGGTAAAATGGAATATATTAAAAAAGACAAAAGTAGATAAAAATGCAAGATTTTCTTTTGCTGACACAGAAGAAGCTGATTTAATTAAAAAATATATTAATTTAAGTAGAAAATTAAATTCAGATAATAAAGATAATTAAAACAAATATTTATTATTATTTTTTCTAAAAAAATGGTGATAGTAATGATAGTAAATATATTAAATGATAGATATGGAGTAAGGGAAATAGTAAAAGAAAATGAAAAATCTATGTCTATATTTAAAAAATTCAATAATTATATTATAATAGATAGAAAAAATATAACTAAAGCTAAGAAAATAATAGAGAATGCAGAAAAAAACCTAATTAATGAATTAACAGATGAGTTGATATTGGAAACATCAACTAAAAATAATATAAGCATTGATGAAGCTATAAAATGGTTAAATCCGTTTAGGGTTGAATTTGATGACGATGGTAAATTATATTCTAAGATTATATTAAAAGACAACTATTCATTATATGAGATAAAAGAATTATTGTATAACAATGGGATAGATACTTATGAAGGTGATTTATCAGTTGTTGATAGATATATAATAGATAAATTACCTAATATGGATTTAGAATTAAATAAATTAGATATTGTTTATTACGATATAGAAACTTATGATATTGGTGAATTACAAAATGATGAATATGGTAGAATTATACCAACTACACCAATATTATCAATAGCTATGATAGACAATAAAGGAAATAAAAAGTTTATAGCAAATCTAAATAAAGATAATGTAATAGCAGGTGAAAAGGAATTATTAATAGAATTTTTAAATTATGTTTATAAATATGATATAATAATAGGTTGGAGAAGTTCTATGTTTGATGATGTATATATAGAAAATAGAAGTGAATATCACGGAATATACCCACAACAATTTAAAAGATTAGTAAAAATAGATTATTGGAAACTTTATGAAGATAAAGTTCAAAATAAACCAGATAAAGTTTCATTAGATAATGTGGCTGAATTCGAGGTTGGTATAAATAAAGTTAAAATTAACACTAATTCAACCAAAACTATTGGTAATGGTAGAATTGTAGAATTATGGGAAAAACATATTTGTAGTTATAGTGATAATAATATATCTGATGTTATTATAAATGATATATTTAATAGATATGGGACAAATACTGAGGTTGTATCTTTATTATCATACAACTACAAAGATGTTTTAGTATTACAAAAATTGGAGGAAAAACTAAAACTATTGGATATTTTAGTTTCTATGGCTAATTTAAACAATATATTAATATCACAAACATTAAAAGGGTCTAAATTCTGGGATATAAAATTAATAAGATACTTTAATGATTTGGGTGTTAGATTACAACATAAATATAAAGTTACAAAATCTGATAATATAGTTACGCATACAATAATATTAGATGATGATTACAAACCTATTAAAATAGAAATAGTAGGAAGTTATAAATGATGGTGATAAATAATGGAGATAATACAAATAGCTGAACCTAATAAGATAGCTGGTGGATACACATTCAACTATTACACTGGTTTATTTGAACATTTAAAAACATTTGATTTTGCTGGACTATATCCATCAACTATAATAGAGTGTAATATAGCACCAGAAACAATAATAACAAAGGAAATAGCGGATAAACACAATATACCATATTGTAGAATACCTATGGATATTCATGCTATTAAAAAGAATGAGATGGATTACAATTCTGTATTAAATGAACTAATTAATGATAACATAATTAAAAAAATAGATGATAATATAATAATTGAAGTTATATTACCATTAATTAAAAATAAATCAACACAAATAACAGAATTAACATTTTTAAACCTATTAAAAGATAATAATATAATAGAACCAGCTACAAAGTGTAGTAGAGAGATAACTTCAATATTTGATATATTTAAATTACGTGCGAATTCTAAATTTATATATGGTGTAGATGAGTATAAATTTATAAATAAATCAATATTAAATGATATGGTAATAAATATATATGATTTACCAAAATATAAAGATTGTATTTTAATGGGTAATTATATAATAAGATATAATAATAACTTATATTCTATAAATAATATAGATTTAGAACAAATATTAAATGAAATATTATATAATAATAGAAAGTATTATATAGTAGTAGATAAAGATGAATATAATAATAAAATAATAGAATTTAATAATATAGATAAATCAGAATATAATACAATAGATAAATATAAAATTGTTGTTAAAGACAAAAAATATTATAAATGGGGAGATATATATTATCCAGAAAAGTATTTTAGAAAAGATATTATTGGTTCTTATAGTAATTTATTAATACCAATAATAAAAGAAAGGTATGATAGAAAGTATGGTAAAAATAAATACTATGGTGTTGATAATAATTTATATAATAAATTAGATGCTGAGGAGAAAGGTTTAAAGATAATGTTAAATTCGTTATATGGACTTAATGGTTATACTTCATTCAGATTGTATAGCCCATATATTGCAAATGCTATAACACAACTATCAAGGCAGTTTATTAAAAGAATGATAAAGGAAGCTGAGGAATGTGGTTGTATTGTTATAGCTGGAGATACAGATAGTATATTTATACAAACCCCAAAAGAATTATCTAATGATAAATTAGAAAATATATTTAAAAATAGTATATCAGAATTTATTATAGAAAACAACCTAATGAATTCTGGTTATATGAAATTTGAATATGAGAAGGATTATTTAAAACTATTATATTTTAAAAAGAAGTTTTATGCAACAACCTGTCAAAAATATGATGAAAATGGTAATAAGATAGGTGATGTTGATATAGAGGTTAAGGGGTTATTGTATAAAAAGAAAGACACAACAGATTTAGTAAAATACTGGCAAAAGATGTTAGTTGAGGATTGTATTTTATTGAATAAAATGACAATTAATGATTATATAAATGAATTATATAAATTTAAAGAAAAATTAATAAAAGGTGATATCGATGTAGAGTTGTTAGTATTTAGAAAAGTTATATCAAAATCATTAGATAAATATGGTGGAGATATGATTGATAAAAATACAGGAAAACCTAAAATTAAAAAAGATGGAAGTATCCAACAAATATCAATACCAGCCCATATTAATTTAGCTAAAAGATTGCACGATAGAGGTTTGGATATAGGTGTTGGAGAAACTGTTGAATATGTAGTTAAATCATCCAATCCAAGATTGGATGTTATATGGTTAGATGATTATATTAATGGTGATAAAGAGTTTGATAAAAATTATTATTATAGTATGATTATAAAAGCAATATTACCGTTAATAAATATAATTGATAGTGATTTAATATATTCAAATTTAGATTTATGGTTCATAAAAGAACCAAGAGATAAGATAAAACACATAAACAAATTAATAGGTGAGTGATATTAATAATATTATTGATGATAAAATAATTGCAATGGTTGTATTAATGTTTTTAGGATTAGGAACATTAATTGTTGGGGCTTATACTGGCTCCAATATGATTTTAAATAATACAACAGCTATTATGACAGGAATTATAGGTGGAATATGTGGTATTGCCACAGGAAATAAATTAAGTAAAGATAAATAGGTGTATATATAAATATATTAAACAATATTATTTTTTATAGGTGATATAATATGGTTGATAAAAAAACGATTATGGAAGTTGTAGATGTTATTAATAAATTAAAATCTACTAATAGTAGAAATGAAAAGATAAACATTATTAAAAACCCAAATATTTCAAATAATGCTAAAAGTTTGTTTTTAGATATATTGAGATATACATATAACGGTAAATTATTATATAAAATAAAGAAATTACCTGACATAAAAACAAAAATTTATGGAAATATAGATGTGTATGATTTTTTTAAAAGATTGGATAGATTAGCAAACTCTGTTGGTGTGTCTGATGTAGATAAAAGGTCAGTTGCTGTAACAATATCAATGTTAGAAAACAAATATGGTAAAGAATTTGGTGATATATTAAAGTGTGTTTTATTAAAAGATTTAAAATGTGGTATAAATGTAAAAACCATAATAGATGGAACTTGGAAAGGTTTTATAGATGAATTTAAAATTAAATTAGCATCACCAGAAGATAAATTGTCTGATGTAATTAAAAGATATAATAAAGGTTGGTGGAATATAAAATATAATGGAATTAGAGCTATTATATCAACTGCTAATGATGGTAGTATAACAATATATAGTAGAAGTGGTGAAATATTAAATTTACCTGTGATAGAAAAGAAATTAATAGAAGTTAAATTACCAATAAATTCAACATTTGATTGTGAAATTACATCAGCTGATGACGATGTTTCTACTGTAATGGAAGTTATATTTAGACAAAGACTTACAGATAAACATAAAAAAATTATGGATAGTATAAAAGTTAATATATTTGATGTTTTAACATATAATACTGCATCTGTTAAGAATAAGTTATTATCTGATAGAATTATTTTATTAGATAAAGTTAAAAATATTATTAATAAAAATGATATTATAAACTTTGTTGTATATAATAAATTACCAGAAAACTTTACAGTTGAAGATGTTAAGAAAATTGTTGATGAAGTTATAAGTAATGGTGGTGAAGGTATAATAGTTAAAGTAAATGAACTATATATTGAAAAGCGAGACTTAGCTTGGGTAAAGGTTAAGAAACAAGATACTATTGATTTAGAGATAGTTGATATTATAGAAGGTAAAGGTAGAAATAAAAATAAAATGGGTGCATTAGTTTTAAAATTAGATGATAAAAAGACAGTTAAGTTAGGGACTGGATTTAAAGATAATGAAAGAATTGATATATGGAATAACAAAGATAAATATATAGGAAGAATTGCGGAGATAAAATATCAAGAATTATCAAAATATGGAAAACCATTACAGCCAAGGTTTGTTAGATTTAGAGATGATAAATTAGAAGGTGATGTTGTTGGTAATGATAGTGAAGATAATAATAATGAAGAACAAAGCATATATTGTTAATAAATAAGAAACAATATTAAACTAACAAAATGTAACAAATGATTAATAAAATAAAAAACAAAATCTTATTATTTTTTAGGTGATGTAATGTTTAAAATATCATTTTCAGGTTGGAATTTATTTAAAAAATGTGAAAGAAGTTTTTATTTTCATTATATTAAAAATTTACGAGAATATACAGAAAATCAATATTCATTGTTTGGGAATTGTATTCATTCTTTATTAGAAAATGAATATCCAAATGAATTAACTATTGATGTGATAAATAAATATTATAGTGATTTTAAATTATCACAAACAAAATTTACAAAAGATGATATAATAAAACATTATAATAATGTATTAAAACTTAATTTAGATATAAAAGAAAGAGAATTTGAGTTTAATACAATTATATATAATATAAATATAAATGGTTTTATAGATTGTGTATTAAGCGATGGAACATTAATTGATTATAAAACTGGTAGTTATTCTAAAAGTAAGTTTAATGATTATAAAAAGCAAGTATATTTTTATGCAATAGCTATTAAGAATATAAGTGGTAAATTACCTAAAAAAGCAGGTATTTTATTTACTAAAACTGGAAAATTAATTTCTTTTGATATAATGGAGGATGAAGCAGAAAATTTATTAAATGATTTAAAGAATGATATAAATAAAATATTAAATTCAAAATCATGTTTAGATTTTAACAATGATGGTGGAAATTGTAGATTTTGCCAATATAAAAATAGATGTTTTGAATTAGAGTATAATAAGGATAATATGATACAAATAAAACTTACTGAATTAGATGGATTAAAGTTATTGGTGGAGAGTGATAAACAAACAGAAACATTATTAAATAAAGTATTTGGGTCAAGATTTTCGTATGAAAATAAAAATGCATTCTTTGCAAATAGAGCGTTAAATATGAAAAATGTTAAATATAGGGTTCCGACACATATAGAACTATATAAAAATAGCATAACTTATATAGGATTTAAAGAGAATATAATGTCATTATTGGAAAATACATTTAGTAAGTCATCATATTGTAATAATAGAATTATTGAAATAATAGATAATAAAATAATAAATAATAATATAAAATATATAAACACATTAAATAAATTGAATGGTATTGAATTAAGGGACTTTCAAAAGGAAATTATAAATACAATGGGAAAACATAAAGTCTCATTAATAGAAGCATCAGTTGGTAGTGGTAAAACAGTAATGGCTGCAGAATTTATACGAAAACACAAAATGAAAACATTATTTATTGTTGATGTTAAGGTTTTATTAGAACAAACAAAAAATGAATTTAATAAATTATTAGGTATGGATATTGGGTTAATAACAGAGGGTAAGCAAGATTGGAAAGATATTAATATTGCAACAATACAAACAGCTGTTAAATTATTAGATGATGTAGAATTTATAAAAAACTTATCTGAATGTGGTATTGTAATAATAGATGAAGCACATACATCTAAATCAAAATCTTATGCAGAATTAATAAAAATGTCACGATATAGATATTTGATTGGATTAACTGGAACAGCATTTAGTAATGGTAATGATGATTTAGAATTATATAAAATATTCGGATTTCCAAAAGTTAGATTAAAATTAAATGATTTAATAAATATGGGTTATGCTGTAAAACCAATAATAGAATTTCTACACTATGATACTCCATATTGTATAGGGAATGATTATAATGAAATATTAGATAGTGTAAATACATCACAAGGTAAAGTTGAGGTATTATTAAATACAATAAAAAAACATAATAATGATGATATTCTAATAATATGTAAAAGAATAAACCACATGCATTTTTTATATGATTATATATCAAATAAAGTAGATACGCATGATGTTTATGTAATAGAAGGTAGAACTTCGAAGAAAAAAAGGGAAAAGATATTAAATAGTATATATGATAATGACAAACCAACATTAATAATAGGTTCTACTAAAATTGTAGAGAAAGGTTTAAATATACCTAAGTTAAAAGTATTAATAAATTATACTTCTAATAAAGGTGATATTCAAACTATACAAATGATTGGTAGAGTTATTAGAAATTATGAAGGTAAAGATAAAGCATATTATTATGATTTTTATGACACACATAATAAATTAAAAGATGCCACAAAACAAAGAATACAAATATTAGAAGACCAACATTTATTAAATTGGTGATATATATATGGACTTTGTAGAAGTTAGAGAATTATATGATAAATTTGGTGGGGATTGTGTAATACCAATTTATGATAATAGAAAACATTCTTTGAGAAGTGGTTGGAATAATACCATTTTTCAATTATCTGAATTTGTTAATGCAACTGGGATTGCATTAAATATGTTAAATGTTAATAAAAAGTTTGATATAGCCTGTTTAGATATAGATTTAAAAGATGAAAGTATAACTTATGATAATAAATTGAAAGTCAATAAATTATTAAATGAAGTTAAAAGATATGATGGTATATATTTAGAACGAACTCGTAGTGGTGGGTTTCATTTATTTTTTAAGATAAAAAATGAAGATTTGAATAGAATACACGATACATACACCATTGATGATGTATATGTTGCTAATCATATAGAATTATACCCATCTAAAAAAAGAGCATCAAGATTAGTTTTAATAGCACCGTCTTATGCGGAAGGTGGTAGTTATATAAATATAGTAGGAGATTTAAGTGATTTAGAGTATATATCAATTAAAAATTTACATTATATAATAAATGAATTTAATAATATATTAGGTAAAAGAAAATTGGTAAAAACCAAAACTTTTGTTGGTAGTAATAAAAATATAGAATTAAATGTGGATTTAAAATATAATGAATTCAAAGATAATTTAAATGATGATTTAAAATATAAGTTATTAGAATTAGAAAGGGTTATTAAATCTGGGGAATATATAACAAAATTGTTATCAGCATTGGATATATCATTTAAAGATATGGGTAATAAAATAAATATATATAGTATAATTACAAATGATGGTAATAATTTAGATGCATACATATTTAAACAAAATTTGGTTTATCATGATTTTCATAATAATAAATCATATAAATTTATATATTTATTATATATTTTATATAAAGATAAGATAGATAAAATATTAGATAATATTTCCACGGATAATGATTGTAATAATAATGATAATAATAATGATATAATACATAATAAAAATAATGTTATATCATTTAATAGTTTTTATGAATTAGATAGCAATATATTAAATGGTAAAGTTTTATTAAAAGCCCAAACTGGCTCTGGTAAAACAAGATTTATAAAAGAATTAGCTTATACTGGTAATGATAAAATAATAATGTTAGAGCCATTAACCACACAAGTATTACAGGAAGAGAAAGTCGGGCTTAAATATGTTTCCTGTTTTTGTGAAGGTTCAAAATCTGGTTATATAACAGATAAAACAAAATTAATATTTGCAACATACGATAAATTACCAACAATATTAAATTTAGTAAATATAGATGAATGGAAACTGGTTATAGATGAAGCACATGAATTAATTTGTGCTATATCATACAGGAAAAGGCAGATAGAGCTTATTTGGTCTATAATAAATGGTAGAGAACAAACATTATTAATGACAGCAACTGATGAATTATTATATCTATCTGATTATGTTGATAAAACTTATAAATTGGTAAGTAAAAATAAAACAAATAGGTATTTTAGGATTATAGATGGCAATAAAGTTGTAAATAAAATAGTTAGTAATGTTATACAAAATTATGATGATGATGTAACACAATTTGTATATATAGATAGTAAATCAAAGTTGGATACTATTTATAATACTTTATTAGATAATGGTATAAGGTTTGAAGATGTTGTCGTAATAACATCTGATAATAAAACAATAAATGCAAATGACATAATAAATGATATGGATGTTAAACGAAAAATATATTTAACAACAAGGGTATTATCTGCTGGATTTCATATATTATCTGGTGGTTGTTTTATATATCATATAATACCCTCAGACATAAACATACTATTACAGGAAATAAATAGAGTTAGAGAATATAAAGGTAATATAGTTTATGTTAATATTTATAATAGTTATTATAAAAAAACAACTGTTATTAATTTTAATATATATTGGAATAAGTTATATAATTATAAAATAAAGTTAATAAACAAAATGAATGATATGATAAATGATAACTTAGAGAATAAAATAGGTAAGGAATATTTATCTGGTATAAATTATGTATATTCAAATGCCATTGAAAATGAATATTGGTTAAGATTTATTGTATATAATCAGATAATGAAAGAAGCTTCAAAAAATAATAAATATTTAATAGATATTATTACTAATGAAGGTTTTGAATATACATCTGAGGAACCGGTAATAGTTGAAATTGATATACTATCTGATAATGATAGTGATACTATTAATAATATATACGGAGATTATTTTGATAAATATATTAATTATGGAACTAAACCAGATATAAAAACTGCTGATAAAATAGAAATAGATATATATTACTTATGTAAAAGAATAAAGGAAAATATTGAAATATTTGAAGAAGATGATATATATAACATTAGACAAAAGGTTGTTGGAAATAAAATATCAGATTGTAAAAGAAAAATAACAGCGTTATTAAACAAATATGCAGTTAATAATTTAGACAAAACAGGTAAAAAAACAAATGGAATTATAAAAACTAAATTTTATACATTAAAAGATAAATTAATATACAATTCATATAAACCATCAACATTAGAAAAGATATGTAAGAATATAGGCTTAACAACAGTTGAGCGTAAGAAGTTTTTAGAGGATTTATCATTTAAATATGATAAACAAAGTAAAAGATATATTAGGTGTAATAATGAGTAGTGTATTTAAAACTAAGATGTGTGTTAATAAAGTTGTTATATTATCAGATATACACTTCCCATATAATAGTATAGAATTAACAGAATTAGCATTAGAATTAATAAAAGATATACAACCTACTGAAATAATAATAAATGGTGATGGGTGTGATATGAATGGTGCATCTACACATTTAAATTACGAAAAGGATAGTTATACTATAAAACACGAAATAGGTATATTAAATGAATATATACAAAGACTACGTGAAGCTTCACCTAAAAGTAAAATTGTGTATGTTGGGTGTAATCATGTTTCTTTAAGATTAGAAAGATTAGTATTAGAAAATAGACATTTAGAAGGATTTTTTAATCCAGATATATTAATAAAATGTGATGAATATGTTGAGTATAACGAACCATATTTTCCATTAAATAACCTTAAAGTTGGAATAATACATGGGTTTGCTGGAAATAAATATTGTGCTGGTGCATATACAGATAAATATTTACATGATTTGATAGTTGGTCATTCACATACAATACAACAATATACATCAAACAATGGTGTTAAGTGTTATGTTGTTGGTGCTATGTGTAAAAAAGATATGAAATATTTAAAGAAAAGACCAACCAGATTGGTTCAAGCGTTTGCTGTATTAGAATTATATAATGATGTAGATTATAATTTAATAAATATAGAATTATTTTGTAATAAAATATATTATAATGGTGTTGAGTATGAGTATAAAAAAGATTAATTTTTCAGATTATGAGGATATAAGAAATTATATGATAATGTTATGTGGTGTATTGGGTGATAAAAGGTTTAAAGATAAATCACAATTATTTAGAATAGTAGCAAATACAAATTTATTAAGACATATAACCTATATTATTATAAAATATGATTTAGATGCTAACGACATTGAAAATATAATATTTGATAAAACATTGAGTAATACAAATGAAAAATTATATATAAAGGATGATATACAAAAAATAATAGATTATAACAAACAAATTGATTTTAACAAATTAAAAAGAGGGGATTATAAATTAACAACAATTTTAGGTGATGATTATGCAGAAAAGAAATCCGTGGACAATAGGTAAGGTTGGTGAAAAGAAGACAAAGGAGTATTTATTAAACAATGGGTATTTCTTTGATAAAACAGATATTTCATCTGCTGGGATAGATTTAATAGCATTTAATTATAAAAAACCAGAAATAAAAATAGTTGAATGTAAAGCAACAAATACAAATAATAATTATTATAAAATATTTTATGGAAATCAAAGAGATTATTATAGTAATTTTACTAATAAATTAATTAAAGCTGGTTTTGATGTTTGTTTAGAATTACATATATGGAGACAAAAAGAAAAAAATAAGAAATGGTTACACGAAATATATAAAATAAACCCAAATTTGGAATTAACACCAAATATTAAGCGTAAGATTGGAACATATATAAAAAATATAACTATAAAAGAATTAATTGAATATGATGACAATGTTATTGTATATGATATTGATAATAATAAATATGTGGTTAAAATTTAACTTTTCCAATATCAATTGTTTTTTGTATAAAGTTAAATTTACCATTTTTGTATTTAGATAACATTAAACCATAATCCGAACCCAATATTTCTGATTTTGTATCATTATGAATAACAGATGTTATAGAATTACGCAATCCACCGGTTTTAATTAACCCACTTCTATTAAGTATTGAACCAGAGTAGTTGGTTGGTGTTGTATTTGTAATTACATAATAATTATCTATAACATTTTCCATAACATCTTTATATTCATTTGTTATTTTATTAATACTTTTACTTACTATTTTATTAGATACATCAACAATATATCTATCTAAATTATCTAACATATTATTCACCAAACAATTTATCAAGTGCTGATTTTATTGCATTACCTGTTTTGATATCAACATTATTACCATCTTTGTTTATATCTATATTACAACCTATTATTTTATCACCATTTACAAAACTACCAATACATACATCTTCTATATTTAATACATTTTTTTTAACATATTTTTTAGATGTTTTTATATTTTTATTATATTGTATATATTTATCAGCCCATAATTTTAAATCCTCTATTGTTGAAAATGGTAAATATTTTTCACCACCAAAAGATTTACCATATAAGTTAATACTATTTATATCTTCACAATAATATGATAGTTTTTTTAATGTTAATACAACTTCAAATGGTATAGTTGTTGTATATTTTTTAAATTCTACGGTTAAAGTCTCATTTGTGTTTATATTTGTATTAAGTATTATATAACCTTTACCTGCTTCATATAAATAATCAAAATCATATATAGTGGTTGTTGTGGTTCCATCAGATTTAGTTAAATTATATAATTCAAATACAAAATCTCCTATATAATATTTACCATTACTACTATAACCAAATGATAATGTATCTATTGTTGTAGAAATATTAGCTATATTTTTACAATCATATGCTGATAAACAACCAACTGAATAATTATATGAAGACAATGGTAGATTACCAACATCAAAATTTATAGATGTATCATTATAATAATCCAACATAACTGTGTCACCATAATTGTCAACACACTTATATACATCATCACTAAATATAGATGCAATACCTACACTATCCACATTAACCACATATTTTTCTTTATCCAATTCAACAGATACATCCAATCCCCCATTTATATGTTTTGCTGGAAATGTTTTATATTCTTGGTTCGTAGTATAAAATAATTGTGTGTATCTATTTTCCATATATAAACCAGAAGACACTTGAAAACTACTTTTATAATTATTTTTAATATGTCTATAAAAATTATATTCATTATATATAGTATCATTTGGTAAAGATGTTGTATAACCAATATTAACAACATAATCACTATATGAATCATTTGATTTTAAAAAATTATATCTAATTATATAGGCATTATCACACTTCCATTTATCATCATAATCCCATAAAAAATAATCGTCGAGTGGTATTGTCTCTATTGGATTATCAGATACATAATTATATATCTCTCTAAATTCTGGTGATACATAATAGTTTAATATACAATATAAACCACTACTATATTCTTTTGTATAAATTAAACTATTATCCGTTTCATCATATATATTAATAGTTACAATAAGAGTGCACACGAAGTTACCAGACCCATAAATAGTAAAATTGCAATTTATTGAAGTATTAAACTCTTTAATTAAATCACCACTCAAATACATTACATTATTATATGTTTCACCAACAGAAGGATTACTACCACCTGATATTATAGAATAATATGAATATTCACATCTAACATTATTAGGATATTTAAATTTTAGATGTAAAGTAAATGTATCTTGAATAGGAGTTTGGTTTATATATAAATATCTGTTTGGTTTAAGATATGTTGGGTGCATTATTTCTATACTCATAATAATCACTATTTAAAGTTTTTTACTAAAATTGAATTTATAAAACCATCATCGTATTGTATATTATATGTATCTATATTTAAATTTATATTTTTATTATATGATGCTATATTATATAAACTATTAGTATTACTATCATAAAAAAATGATATTAATGAATAATCACTAACCATTTTTAATAAATCCCAATATGTTTTACCATTTGAGTATATAGGCATGTTAAAATCATCACTAACATATATATTATTAATTATATCTATTTCAGAACATATCATATCATAATATTCATTTATTGTTAAATTATAATTAGTATTTATAACTCTACGTTTTAATAAATATAATCTATCATAACATGTTATATTATATTTATACACCACACCATCAGAGTAACTAACGCTCATATCACCAATAATACCATTAAATAAAACAAAATCACCAGATTTTATAACGACTGTATTATATAAATTATATGGTAGTATATCCTTAGATACTAAGGATATACGTGCTGATGATATAGTATTTATCATTGTTGTTATATTTATATTAGTAAAATTCTCAGCCTCAACTCCATTTATTAATACACTATACATCATAACACCTAATTACTTTTATTTATAATGTTTAACATATTATTTATATCATTATTATCACAATTATTATTTATTAAGTCTTTATCTATATAAATATTTATAGGTTGTTTAACATTATCCACTTTAATCACTTTCCCATTTATATCTGTTAATGTTTTATCTATATTAGTTAATAATCTATCATTATTACTATAATTAGTAGCTATATCCTGTGTAAGTAAATTTATTTTTACACCAAAATTATTAATAGTATTTTCAAACCCATCCGTAATTGTGTTATTTATTTTTGTTATAACTGTGTTAATTGATGATAATGTGTTTTTTATTTCTGACATTTCATTAAAGATATTATTTAATATTGGTTTAAAATCATTATAATTTTTATCATAGTTTATATTAGACTTATCATAAACATCATCGTTGTTATTTTTATTATATGTGTATTTTAGTATATCGTTAATATAATCATTTATATCTTTATTGGTTTTATATTTAGTAATATCTAAATTAGACAATTTATCTAAATCACTAATATTTAGTTCTTTTGGCATCTCTGGTAGTTTAGTTGTATTTAATAAATTTTGTTGTGTATCTGCGACACCACCTTTATTATTAGGTTTATCATCTTTATTAACACCATCTTTGTTTTTAGGTCTATATTTATTTTTAACATTCTTTGAATATTTGATAAATTCTTTATCCATTGTTTCTTTTAGTTGTTTCTTTTCGTATTTGGAACTACCTTTAATAACAAATTTACCGTTACCTGTAATTTTTAATAATGAATTATATAAATCTATCAATATCCATTTAAAATCTATCATAACTAAACCAAGATTTAATATAAAATCCTGTATTCTAACCTCAGAACTATTATTAAATATATCAAATATGCTGTCATATATGTATTTAAACCAATTTAATATACCAGTAATTATACCCCCTGTTGCATCATCAACACTATTCAACAACCAGGAAAACCAACCGCTTAAATATTTGTATAACCACATAAAACTATCTACTGTATATAATATGAATGGTTCAGCTACTATACCCAATGCTATAAATGTGTCTGATATAAATGATATTACATCACCAAGCCACATACCAATGTTACCTACAAATGATAACTGTTGTCCAATCCAAACAAACATATTATCTAACATATCCCCTTCTGATACGGTAATACCTAATACTTCCCCTAATTTACCTACAAATGTTGTAATTCCCATTATAATATCAGCTATACCACCAATAGAAGATGAAATTATAGGTATTATAATTGTAGATATACCAATTATAGTTGTTGCTATTGCTTTATATATAAAATCAAATATACCACCAATAACATTCAATATTATTATACCAGCATCAAATACATTTGCTAATTTATCTTTTGAATAATCTAAAACTGAGTTTATATTAAACATATTATTCTTTACAGCTAATAAACTCATATTTATAGTTTCATATACTATAAATATTAAATCTATTATAACGGTTAAACTACCTAATGTTTTAAGTAATACACCACTAAATCTTGCTGCTAATGGAATAATATGTTCAAATGGTATAGCCATTTTAATTAATTCAACAATACCACTAAAAGCACCCTTAAAAGCACCTTTAATTCCATTAAATACACTATTTAATGTTGGTTTAATGCTTGATACTGCTTTACCAATGGCAGTGGTGCTTACAGGCATAGTTTTACCAATAGTAGATTTTACACCAGTTGGTATTTTACCATTAACAAATTTACTAACAGATTTACTAAATATAGTAACAGATTTACGGAAATCATTGATAGGTTGTGATAATCTACCAACACTATTATCATTTTTAGGCATACCATTAATATTAATTTTATTACCATTCAATTTGTTTATTGTGTTTTTTAAAGCATCTATACCAATGGTTTTAATCTCAACGAATATATATTTTGGAACTTGTTTTAATTCACTAACAAAATCATTAGTGTATTTTACTTTTATTGGGTTGCGTAATTTCTCTAATTCCTTTAATATGTTCTTTAATTTAGCATATATATTATTATATAATAAATTAGATATTTTATCAATTTTATAAATCTTAGAACTTATTAAATCATTACCATATTTTAATAATCTGTTTATTTTAGTTCTGTGTTGTAATTGTTTTTTAATAATATTGTTAAGTCTTTCATACTTATTTGTTAAATCATCTAATGTATTAGACGACATTTTAAGTTTATCATCTATTTTATTAATAGTATTTTCCATATCATTTATTTTATTTTCTATACCAGAATTTATTATTTTGTTTATTAGTACATCTATATCAGAATTTATTTTATTCAATTCTATATCATTTACTTCAATATCAAATAATAGTTTGTTATGTTTGTTTTTATTACCTATTCTATATATATCTTTATTAAGTTTAATAATTTCTAACTTACCTGTCTCAGTAACTTTCTTTAAATTACTAAGTAATGTATTTTTATATGTTCTTATAGATGATTTTTTACCAGTTCCGAGTTTAAACTCAATTTTTTTAAATTTATTAACATATTTTGTCAATTCTTTATCTATGTTAGATAATTCATTTGTCACATTAGATTTAAACTTTTCTATCTTATTTATTGACACATCTAAATTATCAAAATTAATACCCATATTTAAACTTTTATTCAAATCTAAAATTTTGTTATTTAATTCTGTTTTAATTATCTGTAATTCTTCTATTTTACCAACTTTATTAGATAGATTAGTCTTATATTTTATTTCTATGTTTATTTTTTTATCATTTAACTTTGCTAATTCTCTATCTATTTTTTTTATTCTATTACTAATAGAATTTAAATTATCAGTTATTTTTAATTTAGATATTTCGTCATTTAATTTAGTTATTTTTTTATCTATATTTGAATTTTCAATATCAACAATTATATTTTTTAATTTATTATATTTTTTAGTATTAATATCACCATCCCCACCTTTAAATATATCATCTATTTCACTACTATATTTTTTATAAAATTCTTTAGCTTTTGTAAGCTCTTCCTTATTAAACAATTTATTATATATTGAATATGTTGGTTTTTTATCACCTAATAATTTATTTATTGATAATTTATTAATTGTTGTAGGTTTATACTTACTATCCTTACCCAACTTTATTAATTCTTTTTGTTTTTCTATTAATAATTCTAACATTTTAATATCATCGCTACTAACAATTGTTGATTTTTTACTTCTTAAATCACCAATTTCCTTTTCAATAGTTTTTATTCTTTCAAGTATTGAATATTGTTCAACATATAATTTTTGTAATTTATTACGCTCATTATTTAAATTTTTTATATCATTTATAATACTATTAATTGTGTTTTTGTGTTTTTCTTTAAATTTATCTATTGAGTCATTTAAGTTATCAATTTTAACATTAAGATTTTTAAATTTAATTAATAATTTTTTTAGTTCAGAAATATAATCTATATCAATCTTTATATTAATTTTATCGTTTGTTAATCTATCAACACTTTTTTTTATTTCTGATAATTTATCTTTATCAATATACATATCAAATCGTATTCCGCTTGATAATCTATCAATAATAGCAATTTTTTTACGTATATTATTTATATTCACATCAAATATTTTACCCCTTTTGTCAGTAATTTTAGTGAATGCTGACAAATCTCCCTTTGCTGATGTTAGTTTTTGTTTAGCTTTTAATACAGCTATATATTTATTCCTTAATTGTTCTAATTTTGATACTTCTGATGATAACCCAACTCGTTTAAATTTATCCATATTTTCTGTTAATCTAATTATAAGCTTATTTAAATCATCTATGCTCATATTTTTTAAATCAGTTTTACTAACATCTTTTAATAATTTATCAATATCTTTTATATCAGATAATTTATTTGTTAAAGAACTCTTATCTCTTTTTAAACCATTTATTTGTATTTTTAAATTCTCAATTTTAACTGCGTATGTATCTAAACTATTAATTGTTTTTTGAATACTTTTATTATCAACACCATAATACGCTTTGCCAATTGATAGTATAACATCTTTTAAAGCAAAATATGATGCTAATGTTGTTGCTGATATAATAGCAACATTTGGTAATAACTCATTATTAGAATTATTGATACTATTGTTATTATTACCAACATCATTACTATTATCAACATTGTTACCTAATACACCACTCAATTTATTACTAATTGATTTATTAATGTCTGATATTTTTTTACTAACATCATCTAATTTACTACCAAGAATACCAAATATAGTTACTAATGATGTAGCATAACCTAATAACATCTGAAATCCAGTAAATCTAAATCCTGTTATATATCCTAAAAAACCTAATAGTTGTGATGATGTAACTAAACCAACAACAGCTGTAAATGTTTTTATTAAATTATCCATATTGTTATTTATAAAATTGAATATTTTTGTAAATATTGGTTTTATTTTAATAGATGCTTTAACAATCCAATTACTTAATTTTATTATAGATGTTGATACTGCATTTATAACAATACTAAAACCATCAATTGTTGATTTACCACCGGTTATTATTTTAAATGATTTTATTAATGAACCAACAAAATATTTTGATGCTTTATATAAATTATTAAATGCAGATATAAGATTTTTTGCTGGTGTATCACCATTAGCATTTAATTCATCTAAGAAGTTTAATAAACTATCCCCAATACCACTTATTAATCCACCTAAATCTTTAAATATAATATTGAAAGCACCAACCAATACATCAGATAGTTTTTTACCACCATCTTCACCATTACCTATAAGTTTATCAAGATATTTATTAAATATATCTAATGTATTACCTAATTCACCCTTTGTTTTCTCAAATATATCCAATTGAATAACTTCCATTTTAGATGTTGATAATTCTACTTTTGATTTAATTAAACTATTATACATATTTTTAAGTTCTTCCATAGACCCCTTACTATTATTTAAATTATTATATATACCATCTAATTGTCCATTAAATTTTAACAATGTTAGAATAGCACTTGCACCATCTTGGCCAAACAAATTTTTAATCAAATTTAATTTAACAGCTTCATCATTTCCAGCATATTTTGATATTGTTTTATCTAAATTATTTATTATTTCTTGGTATGACTTCATTGAACCGTCTTTATTATAAATCAAACTATTATAACTTTTCTTTAACTCTGTATATAATGGTATTGTTTGTTGTATAGTCTTTTTCTGTATATTTAAATCTGAAATTACATCACCGTATGATTTTACACTATCAGTATCACCATACTTTTTTGCTTCCAACTTTAATTTTCTATATTTTAATATTTCGTTTTCTATATTTGACAAATCTTTTTCAATATTATTTTTAGCATCTTTTAAATTAAATTTAGCAAACTTCTCAGGTAATGATGCTAAATTTCTTGCGAATATGTTTAAACCATTACCCAATCGTGTTGGTGTCATTTCAACATGTTTTGATATTAATGTAGCTGACGCTAATAAATCATCAAATGTAAATCCTAACGCTCTATAACTACCAGTTGCATTTTGTAATGAATATCTAACTTTTTGTAAATTTAATGATGATATTTGTATAGCTCTACCTATTTTTGATGAAACATCATCTATTACACCTTTTGTTATATCAGAACTATCAGCTTGCCACGTAGAAGCATTTTTTATTATAGTTCCATACATTTCAGCATCTTCATTATATATATTACCTAATATTAATGCATTTTTGGTTAATGTATCTAATGATATAGCATCAGACACCCCCAATTTTGATAATTTGTATTGTAATGAAGCTACTTCCTTTGTTGTATTTGGTAGTTCTTTTGATATTTCTTTAATATTATCAGAAACCTTCTCAAATGATATTTTAGTTCCATTACCATTTATGTTTAATGCATTTGTAATTAATGCAATTGACCTTTCAGTATCAGTCCCTATATCATAAATTTTTGAATATAATGCACCAAACCCAGCAGTAACTAATCCAGTAGCAATTAAAACAGATGTTAAAGCTCGTTTCATAGCTAACATTGTTGTTTGTGTGGTCCTTTTTAATGATATTAATGCTGTTTCCGTTAATGCTATATTTTTAGTAATATTACTTAATGATTGGTTAAGATTACCACCAGCCATAAAAGTAATAAAAACAGTTTTACTATCTGTCATTTAAATCACCAACATTATAATTTATATAAATTATATAAATTATACTATTTATATAATGGGTGTAATAAAAAAAAATAAAATGGTATATTTATTCTATATTTTCATAATCCTCAATATTATATTCAATACTTTCTGCTTTTTTCCTATTTCTTTCTTTAGCTAACTCTATACTTTTCTTTCTCATTTCTTCAATTTGATTATAATCATATTCACCATTTTCATCTAAAATTGCTACATTAAATTTTCTACCACAGTTTGGCTCTATACATTCATCGCATAAGTTACAGTTAGTATCTAAAAAAATATAATTAGAACTAATTATTTCTTCGCCAACTTTTAATATATTATCTACAAATCCAGCTTCCTCTATTCTAAATTTAGAATTTTCAGTAAATATAGTTTCTACCATTTAAACTCACCTTGGATTAGCAACTAATTTTTGATTATTTTCTGTAAATACTATTGGTTTCCAATTATCAATCTCATAATCTGGAACAACTAACGCATAATCAATGTATGCATTATTTGTTAATCCTTCGGAATGAACTATTAAATCAAATTTATCTGTAAATTCATTATCCACTTCTGGTGCTGTAAATTCTACAATAGCTGTATGCCATCCAACTACTGTTTCCATACCAGTATCATTATTAGCTGGATTATCTACAAAATTATATACAATATCGTAATATGTATTATCTGGTCTATATCTTCTTAATTTTAAATCAAGTTTTGTTGTAGCATTACTAATATCACCATCTATATAATATCTACATACATATTTATATCGTTTTCCTCTTTCAATATTATTAAAAGGTGATAATGGTCCTGTTGCATAATATGTTGTTGTTCTATGTGTAAATATAGCAACTATACCATCAATATCATTCTTTATACATTCACCAGCAAAACTATCGGTCATACTTACCAATATTCCATTGTGTATGTGTGCATCTTTTGCAAATATAAATAAATCATTATTTAGATGGTGAGCCATTGGTATTGTTATTGGGTTACCAATTAAGAAATCACCATTATACTTACTAATATACATATTTGGGTTATATGTAATTAATAATGCTAAATAACTCTTATTAACGTCATAGAACCAAACACACCCATCACTACCACTATACAAATTAAACATATTAAAATAATCATAATATACATTATCGGAATTAAATAAAATTGATGGGAGTGAAACAGTTTTATTTATACTATTATCACCATAACTATCTATAATTTTTATAATACCTCCATCACATAATATTTTAATTGTGTTGTATGTAGTATAACTAATACCACTTCGTGTATATTCTGTATTAAACTCAATTATATTATCTTTTAATGATATTGTATCAAATGGATATAATGTATAAAATAACAATCCATTATAAAAAAATCTATTTGTAATAGAACCAGATGATATCCAACTATTTCCATCATATACATAAGTTTGCCTATTCTGGTATAATCTGGTATTTCCATATTCTATTACAAAATAACCCACAAAATTATAATTTACTGGGTCGCTTACTTCAACCCATACACTATCATCACTAAGATTTCCTAAACTATCATATATTTTTATTTTAGGCGTAACAATTGGTTCTACAAATTTTAGATTTGTTGTATTATATAAATCATATCTCGGAATTTTTAAAAATGGTTGTTCTAAAAACACCTTAGTATTTTCTGGAACAATAATAATCGGTCTTTTATTTGTATCATCTACACCAACTGTATTATA